ATTGGCTCAATAGATTATGCTATAACTAATTGCCGTAAATATGCATCGTATGCGGGCGATAAAGATATATACATTCGATGCGTAAATAACTTGGCAGACGATATTCGTGTATTCAATAAGGTTCTTAAAGATAAAAATATTTCTGAACTTGCTGTCAACCGTGCATTGTCTGAAGCAAATATTGACGGAGTCTTACTTTTCGGGCACGCCGCAAGGCTAGCGCGCATGTACTCCGACCCTGCGTTATATCAAGAAGCAACATATTAAGCGATCGAAAATAAACAAAACAATAGAACCCGCCTTGAGCGGGTTTTTTTATGGAGTTTTTATGCCCGTATCAACTCCCGCGCAGAGCGGGGATCTCTCGCAAACTCTCGATGCCACTCAATCAACTATTTCATCGCAACTCCGTGTCGCCATGTCGGGGGAAATCCAATCATTCAATCCTGATGCAGTAACGTGCGTTGTGCAGTTGGGCACCAAGGGGCAACTTAACGGAAAATCGGTAGCCATCCCGCCGCTGGTGGATGTGCCGGTTATTTTTCCCCGCGGTGGTGGCGTTACGCTGACTTTTCCGATTGCGGCCGGCGATGAATGCCTGGTGATTTTCGCTGACCGTTGTATCGATTTTTGGTGGCAGTCTGGTGGTATTCAGGAGCCGGTTGACCCCAGGCAGCATGATTTATCCGATGCCATCGCCATTGTCGGCCCGCAGTCGCAGGCAAAGAAAATCAGCGGCATCAGCACGACTGCCGCGCAATTTCGCAGTGATGATGGTCTGGCCTATCTGGAAATCAACCCCACCACTCACGCCATGAATATTGTGGCGCCAGGCGGCCTGAACGTCACCACGCCGACCGCGACATTTTCAGCAGCGGTTACCGTCAATGGTCTATTCACATTTCTTGGTGGTCTGGTTGGTAGTGCTGTAAATGGCGCGGCCGCCACAATCACCGGCATTATCAATTTTGTCGGCTCCCTGACATCGAACGGGAAAAATATCAGTGATTCGCATACTCACGGTAATGTTCAGAACGGCAATGACAATACAGACGGGGTGAACTGATGCGATACCGGCGAGAAGACGCAAACGGTGATTACACATTCGGCCAGGGTGACAATACGTTTCTGGTGAATTCGCCGGACTGTGTGGCCCAGGCCGTTTTTACCCGGTTTCAGCTCTGGCAGGGGCAATGGTTTCTCGATACTACCGAAGGCACCCCATATTTACAGTCAATTCTGGGAAAACAGCAGCCGGCGGTATACACCCTGGCTGTGAGTGACCGCATAAGCGGTACACAGGGCGTGAATTCAATCCAATCCCTCGACTCCAACAATGACGGCACCACACGCCGCCTTTCATTTACCGCGACCATTGACACCATCTACGGAACAACCACGGTCAGCAGCGGGGCATAAATGGCACTCAATCTTGATTCTTTAGGGCTGGCGGCCACCGTCTCAGCCACGGGCATTTCTGCGCCCGATTATCAAACAATCCTGACGACAATCACCGGTTATTTTTATCAGATTTACGGCAGCGATGCTTATCTGGAACCCGATAGCAAAGATGGCCAAATGATCGCCCTGATGGCGCTGGCCATCAATGATGCCAACAACGCGGCCATCGCCGTCTATAACGCGTTCTCGCCGGCGACAGCCCAGGGGAACGGGCTGGCCAGCGTGGTAAAAATTAATGGCATCATTCAGCAAATAGCCACGAATTCCACGGTTGATGTACAACTCGACGGCACGGCCGGCACGACAATCACCAATGGCTCCGTAAAAGATAATAACGGGGTGATTTGGGACCTGCCGGCTACCACGACGATCGGAACCGATGGCACCGTGACAGTCACGGCGACCTCTGAGACTACAGGCGCTATCGCTGCGCTACCTGGCACCGTGACGCAAATTAATACCCCGACGCTGGGATGGACATCCGTGACTAATCCCTCAGCGGCAGCCGTTGGCTCAGCGGCGGAAACCGACGCAGAATTACGCGCCCGGCAGACCATCAGCACAGCGTTAGCCTCTGTCACGCCCTTCGATGCTATCGACGGCGCTATAGCCGCGATTGCTGGCGTCTCCCGGTACGTGTTGTTTGAAAACGATACTGGCGTGGTGGATGCTAACGGCCTGCCGGCGCATTCGATTTCAGCGGTCATCGAGGGCGGCGATGTCAACGAGATAGCGCAGACGCTATACAGCAAAAAAGGGCAAGGCGTCTCTACTTTCGGCACGACCAGCATCCCCATTTTGGATATTTATAACAATACCCACATAATGCAATTTTCACGCCCGGTGAATGTGCCGATTTATATTGCTATTACCATGACGGCGTTCACGGGGTATACCTCACTGATAGGCCAACAAATCCAGGCGGCCATTGCCGATTACATCAATGCATTATCCATCGGCAGTGACGTACTTTTAAGCCGCGTGTATTCCCCGGCCAATCTCGGCGTGGTAAGCGGCGGCAATGCCAAATATTATGACATTATGGAATTGCAAATCGGCAGGGCTGCTAATGCGCTGGCCGCTGGTAATATTAATATTGCATGGGATGAATCGGCAACGTGTGACGTGAGTAATATTATTTTAACGGTGTCATCATGAGCAAATACACCGATTTAATCACCAATTACCACGCCGGAAAGCCGCTATTTGTTGAGCACGTTGATTTATCAACCCGGCCATTGACGGATATTTCCAACGCAATAACGGCGCTCATAACGGCGTTTGATATCGATACCGCTTATGGAAATCAACTCGATATTTTGGGCCTATGGATTGGCCGAACGCGGGTTGTCGAAGAGCCGATTACCGGCATCTATTTTTCGTTTGATACTGATGATATCGGATTTGACCAGGGCGTGTGGCGCGGGCCATATGACCCCCTCGAGGGTTTTACCAATCTCAGCGATGATGTTTATCGTATGGTGTTAAAAACCAAAATAGCCATTAATCACTGGGACGGAACTAACGGAACATTACCCGCTATTCTCGATACAGCGCTGGCGGGTTCGGGTGTGAGAATGGAAATTGTTGATAATCAGGACATGACAATTTCTCTGTTATTTTTTGCCGAAAATGGGATTGACGCAGTGTCGAAAGAAATTATTGCAGTTATTAAAATGGGTTATCTGACGGTCAAAGCCGCTGGGGTTTATTCGGGTGGAAATATTACAACGCCATCGACAGGAAATAAGCTTTTCGGGTTTGATACAGACAACGATTATCTATCAGGTTTTGACGCCGGAGCATGGGGAGTTAACTTATAATGGCAACAAATGATTTTAAACCATGGGCAATAGCGCCCAGCGCCAACGTAACCGATCAGGCTGACTATTTGGCTATGCCCGCGCTATTATCGGGGTTCTCGTCTGGTGTGGCATCATCGGCCCAGGTTAATAAGGCGCTGAGACAATCTTCGGTGATTGCCAGCGTTATAGCGCAGTTCATTTCTAATCAAATCAATGGCGATGTGTTGGATAACGGCGACACGACGACGCTGCTTAACAACCTTATCGCAGCGTTGAATTCAAATGGTGCGGCCAGCTTTTTGCAAAAGGCCAATAATTTATCGGAAGTAGCCGCCGCTGGGACCGCCGCCCAAACGTCTGCACGAACTAATATCGGAGCACAACAGGCGGGGACATCCCTGCAAACCGCCAATAACCTCTCAGAGATTGCGGCGGCCGGCACGAATGCAAAAAACGCGGCCATAGCAAATCTTGGATTATCAGCAACGGTTTCGCTTGCTGCCAACGCTTTACCGGCTGCAAATGCAGTACAATTTAACCAGATATACCCGGTTGGTGTTGTAATCTTTTTTGCACAGAATAAAAATCCTAATGCACTATTCCCCGGCACTACTTGGAATTATATAGGGCAGAATCAGACAATTCGGTTGGGGTTGCAATCCGGCGCTGATGTTATGACTACTGGCGGCTCGGATACCGTAGCGATTGGCGCGGCTAATTTGCCCGCACATGCTCATACATTTGAAGCCACTACTAGCACGTACGATTATGGAACGCCGTCAACTAATACGGCGGGGGGACATACACATGCACTTCCAAGTTCAGAATCAATAGGCTCAGGGGGAGCAACGGGACTTGTGGAAGGACCGCTTGCTAGTGATGTAATGACAACACTCGATGGGGGCGAGCATTCACATACCGTTGCCGTAGGCGCGCATAACCATACTTTATCTGGGACCACAGATAACACTGGGTCGGGGTCTGCTATTTCTATAGTGAATGCATACGTTAAACTCATGGGCTGGTATCGTTCTGCATGATAATTTTCTAGGCATTAAGAGAGCTTTTCATTTTTGCCGGAACCCCAGCATATACTACATTATTAGGGACATTTTCAGTCACAACACTGCCAGCCGCAATAATACTATTATCTCCAATTGTGATGCCGGGTAATATGGTTACGTTCGCACCTATCCAAACATTGTCACCGATATTGATTGGCGATATTTTATATCCTGAATGTCTTAATTCTGGTTGGGTTGGGTGCGTAGTGGTGCATAAATTACATCTGGGACCTATTAATGTTTTTTTACCGATAAATATGCCGCCTTCTGAAATAAAAATATTTCCTGTATTAATGAATGAATCATTTCCAATTTGTATATTGCTTTTATCAAAAAAGAACGGGGGCAATATTGTTGCATTGTCTAAAACAACCCCAGCCTTTTTCAATGTCTTTCTGACCTTTTTATCAGAGGGAGTTCCGCTGTTTATCAAAGAACACGCAAATTTCGGCGAATATTTTTTGCGCAAAAGTGAATAGATGAAATCAAGCATTTTTCCCTCAAATAAATTCACAATTTTTTTGGTGAAAACCTATGTCTAACCCTGTCGTAATATCAGGAATTTTCTCAGACCCTAACGGTGTCCCGGTTCCTGGCGCTAAGATCGTTATCCAAAGCCAAGTCAACACAGTCGATACGTTTAAAAAACTCTCCATCGGTGTCGAAACGGACTCCACTGGCGCTTACTCGTTCTCTCTGTTACCGGGCGGCTATACCGCTGTTGTCCTGTACCCAGAGGGTAACCGCGTTGTCCTGGGCGAGTTCACTCTGCAAAACGACAGCCCCGCAGGTTCGCTGAATGACTACCTATTGTTTGGGGAGCCAGTCTTAGCCGATCCTGTCGTTTATTCCGATATCAAAAAAATTTATGAGCGCATCATGGTATCGGCGGCTGTCGTAAAAACTTCAGCAGATTCCGCAGAGCAATCCGAATTGGCTGCCGCCGCTCAGGCTGAAAGCGCCAAGGCGAGCGCTGTGCAGGCGGATGCCGATGAAACGAAGACACAGGCACTTTTTGTTCAGTGCCAAAATATTTTGACAGCCATACAAACGGCGTCGGTGACTGATAAAGTTTTTTTCAATAATCCGCCAGATGACCCGGATGGGACCATTGCCGGGATGTCCGGCACCACTGACGGCGAGGGTTTTTTTGTTTCCCAGGGCGCAAACTCCGACCCGGCGTTTAAATTTTACATCCACACCGGCAGTACGGCTGTCCTGTGGGCGACGCTACCGGGCGGGAAAAATAGCCTCAATTTTGCTGATACTGGAGCCGTTAATGCCCTGGTCATTTCCGGCCAGACATTAACTGCCGGCAATCTCATCACCGTGACTGGTATTGCAGCTACGAACACGGGGCCGGCTACAATCGCAATCAATGGTGCCACTCCGGTGGCAATTACCGCCATGGGTGGCGGCGCACTCCAGGGCAATGAATGGACGGCCGGCGGCGACATTGTGCTGGTGATCACCGCCAACGGCGCAACGCTTACCGGGACAACTGGCGGTAATCTACCGGTTTTGCCTGGTACAGCCAGCGGTCACGCCGCTACGGTCGGGCAATTAAATTCCGTGAGTGGGGCAGCTCTCAAAACCGCGAATAATCTAAACGAGATAGCGGCGGCTGGCGCGGCGGCGCAGACAGCAGCGCGGGCTAATCTGGGCATAACACCGGCAGCGGGGGCGCTATTAACCGCGAATAACCTGTCTGAGATTGCAACGGAAGGAGCGGCAGCGCAAGCGGCAGCACGAAACAACTTAGGGGCGCAACAGAACGGTCAGTCTTTATTGACGGCCAATAATCTCAGCGAGATAGCCAGTGCTGGCACAGCGGCCCAAGCTTCGGCGCGTAGCAATATTGGCGCTACTGACGGGACCGGATTACTAAAAACATCTAATAATCTTTCCGAGATATCTGCCGAAGGTGTAGCCGCGCAATTAGCTGCCCGTAATAATTTGGGAGTGCCAGCGCCGTCAACATTTTTGCAAACCGCCAATGATCTCTCTGAGATTGCAGCAGCAGGAACCGCGGCGCAATTGACCGCAAGGACAAACATAGGCGCAACAGACGGTACGGGATTATTGAAAACAGCCAATAACCTATCGGAAATCGCTGCAAATGGTCCAGCGGCGCAAACATCGGCTAGGACCAATATAAACGCGCAACAGGCTGGGGTATCGCTATTAACTGTTAATAGCCTTTCGGAGATAGCCGCAGCAGGAACAGCCGCCCAAACTTCTGCGCGGACAAATATAGGCGCTGAGCAAACAGGATTATCTCTATTAATTGCAAATAATCTTTCTGAAATTGCATCAGCGGGAACTGCTGCTCAATTAGCAGCTCAGGCTAATTTGGGCATTAACGCCGCTGGTGCTGGTAGCGGTAGTGGATTTTTAGCTGTAACAGTATTTACGGGTTCAGGAACGTTTTCCCCTACCCCCAAAACTACACACTTTTTGATAAAAATGTGTAGTGGCGGGAGTGGGTCTTATGGTGTTGTAGACGGAACTAGCACTAGTTATTATGCCACTCCTCCTGGATATCCAGGTTTTTATGCTGAAAT